TCCATAGCTTGTCATCGACATAATTACCATCGATCTTTAAGCCAAAATGCTGCCCTTTGTCGCACCACTCGATTGCAGGCGGTGTAACTTGATCGCGAATCTCAGTGCCATCCATCTGGATCGTTAAACGGTTGCCAGTTTTCAGATTTATCATCTCAAAATCGCCACTCATTTACTTCTCCCAACGTGGTGCGCATTGAGGTTTAGCCTTAGATGGGCAGACCCATCCCTTGTACTTATTGCCTGTCTTAGAGCTAATGCCTTCTTTAAAAACCATACGGCCGTGTTCGCAAGTTTCGCCCTGCGCCACGATTTCGCCACCTAACGCACCCTGAATAAGGTTTAAACCGCTTGCAAGAGGCTCTGCCGTGCCTTCTGCGGTGATTGTGACAGTCGCCCACGGATCGCTTTCTAGTGAGGCAGGGGAGTCCGTTACTACCTGAGCCATTGTCTCAGCTGTAGATCGATGCTCACCTGGACTCAGCAAGCTAATAACTCTTGCTATTGCAGAGGTCGATGTGTCCTCAATAAACCAGCGTTTCATGTTTTGGTTATAAAAAGCCTGGTTGCCATAGGCGTAGTCCACAGCTGCGGGTACTACGTCCTCATGCTCACGATAGGCACGTGCCTCAATTAGTACATGACCTTTTGTAAGATCAACATCGATGATGCTTGTCTCTAATCTGCCTGCGGGGAATTCATCGCGAAAACGCTTAATGCGCTGTAGCGCTGTCTCGTACTCGGCTAAATTAAACATTGGTTAACACCGGGCTTTCTAAATCTTTAGCAGCTGCTAATTGATCCTGTAGTGACCAGTGAATAAACCCGCCTTTACCATCTGGCCATGTCTCAGCCTGTCGCTTGTGATAATTGCAGTAGGCGCGGGTAGCACCTTTTGATTTAATCGTTACCGATACGGTGATGATGGTTGCAATCGGCACGCACTTATCCGAGAAAGACCAGGTTTGAGTCTTTGTGTCAAAGTTGCCAAACTCGGCCTTGCAATCGTTGCAATATGTACCTGTAGGTGCGCTCTTAATCATTTGCTTACCGCCTCACGTGCGCGGCGCTCACCGATTCGGATGCCTACTGCTCGGCCTGCCTTGTGTCCATCCCGCTTACCTGTTGAATAGCCCAGTGTGTAAAAGATCATCGCCGTTGTAAAAAACGAGATCATGTAATAACCAATCATTTGTTCCATTTTAGCCCCTTAGTTTAGTTTTATGGCCTTTCGACCATTAGTAAAAGGGTAAAGCGCATATCCGACAGAATCAAGTACTTCGCGTATTTGGCGGCGTGTCGCTATGGTTTTTTAGTTAGCTCAAGCATCAACTGGTCTAAGCGTTGCTCGATCCTAGATACCTGGTCTTTTAATGAGTTGCCGCCATTAGGCGTTAGCTCAGCCATTATCGATTTAATTAAAATTCTAGTGACCGCATACCATGCGCCCGTGATGCTCATAGCCAAACCAATAATTACTGTCCAGTCACTTGCACTCACTTGCGGCCATAAACCTTGTCATTAGGGTTGAGCCAGCGCATAAGTACCGGCACGATAGCTGCAACGCCTGCAGATAAAATGGCTTTAGGGTCTGTCACACCTGCCATATAAACTGCAAGGCAAGCGCCTATAAATGACCTGGCATAACTAGCCAGCATTGGCTTTAACTCTGCGCTCAATTTGAGTCTGCCCATGTAATTACGTCAAAAGTGAATGATGGCGTTGTGCCTTCGATGACCCAGACTACGCGCAAATTATTTGTAAAGGCGCTAGTTAGTCGTATTACTTCTCGTGTGACCGCACTTGCAGTAGCAAATGTTGCAATAGTGTTGTAATTAGTACCATCCACAGTATCCTGCACGGCCACGCTTAGTGAAGGCGTTGTGCCACTTGCCGCCGTAACATTTAGTTGTAAAACTAATTGACGTGCAGCTGCAAAACCTGTTACGGCCGTACCTGCCGCTGTAGTTGTTCTAGCAGCTGAGGCCAAAAGGGTGACTGTACTTGCAGGGATGTTAGCTTGTTGTATATCGCTCATTTTTTGCTCCTTTATAACCCTAGTTTTGTGATTAGTTTACTGGCCTGTTCACGATTTACGTGTAACTCAAAGTGCATTTCATCCTTGCGCCCCCGGTAATCCCCGCCCCAGGTCAGGCCGTACTTCTTGGCTAGCGCTCGGATCATCGGCACTTTTTCTAGTGGAAAAGTACCTACCTTTCCAAGCGGGTGCTGCGTAGCATTTAAGTCGATGGCTGTACCAGAGCTGTGGCAGCTAAGTTTGTCGGTGGTGCCGCGTACCATGCGGAAAGCGTAAGCCCAGTCATCTAACTTGCCTTCATCGATCGGCTCAATAAGTTCATTAAATTCTGCAGCAAATGCAGCTAGTAATTCACCTGCACCCGCAGCGCATCTAATTTTAAGGTTAGTGCCTTTAATCGGGTAAGGCTTTACATTGATCTCAGACTGGTCTTTACTGGCAGGCCAGCCGTTATAGCTTGTAAGGCTCATGAAAGCAGTAGCGCTGCTTCATCGGCTGTAATGCCGAGTTTAGCTAGCAGGGCTGCTTTAGCTGCTGCTTTTTGTGCATCTTGCTGTGTTTTCCATGCATCATAAGCAGCAAAACCATCGTCAAATTGCTTTTTAGTCACTTCTGCAACGCCTTCGTCATAAATAATACTTGCAAAATCATCACCATAAATGACCCAACCACCAGTCGGGATCAGCATATTTAAAACTTCTGCACCTGTTGCCATAGTTATGCTCCGATTTCCATAAGTGTAATTGTTGAATTGCTTGTAAAACCACCACCGCCAGTATTTATATTAAAAGTTGAACCACTTGAAGCCAACTGTGTTTTGTATGTTGTGGCGCTTGTTGTGGCTGGTGAGTCAAGATAATTGGCAGCAAGCGATCCAATATAAGTTTCGCCACCTGAGGCGCTATAAGCAGTAAAACCATCTATGCTAAGCAAAGCCGTTGCTCCTCGGTTAAGTCGAGTTTTGCCAGTAACTCCGCCAGTTGAAACACCACAGCCTGAATGAGTTACAAAAATCATAACTTTGCTTGTTGCAGATGTTGGTGTGATAGTTGCCGTCAGACCTGTATCGGCAAAACTGGTTGAAGTTGAACTTACTGATGTTCCATAAGTAGCATTAACAACCTGTAAGACTTTACCGCCGCCGCCGCCAGCTGCCTGCATGTATTCGGTAAATATGGCTGCGCTTGTGCTTAGAAAATATAATTGGCCTGTCTCATTTTGACCCATAGCAAGGGATGCAGCGGTAGTTACTGTGGCCGTACCTGCGGTTATTGTGCAAACACCTGCGCCTTGATTAACGATAAATACAGTATCGCCTGCCGCAAATAGCGCTGTGTTTACGGTTATCGTTGTAGCCGATCCTGAGTTCATGATGACGGTAGTACCAGCATCGGCAGCTGTAAGCACATAACTAGCAGTCTTGGCCGTGGCTGATCCACCACCCATAGCCGTCTGTTGCAGGCTAGTCATTTGGGCAGCGGTTAAAACCTGCCCAGTTGTAAAGGTCTGTTTTGCCATTTCTATCTCCTTAGTAGCTTAAAGTGTTACTGTCTAAAATGCCGTACTGCGCAGAGTCCAATATGAACGAGTCGATGATTGGCTCTAATGTCGTAAATGTTACGCGCCATTTATTAGGGTTAATCGTCATAGCCACTCCAAAAATTTGCAAGGTTTTTTCTAGAGTTGTTGCACCTGGCTGTGTAGTAATTACCGTGATCGGATCAAAGTAATCAAGGCCAAGAGCAGCTGCAATACCGGCATCGTAATTTTCTGTGTAAAGGTCTAGCACGATGGCATCGCATCGCACCGAAGTCTCAGCGCGGCTAGCGACATAGGCTTGGGCGTAATCAAGCGCCACCGCATCGGTCTGCATAAGCAAATCGGTTTGGGTATAGCTGTGCAAGAAGTACTTATCGATACTGGCTTGGTTTATAGCGGTCTGAGTAGTGCCGCCTGATCTAGTAATGTTTGCTTGGTTGTAAATAAGTACATCGTTTAAGACCCAAGCGGCATCAAAGTAAAGCAGGCCAGCCGAGCCATCATCGGTAAAAACTGTAGGGGTGGCTGCAACGCTCGATGATGTTAGCGCTCGATCCTGAAAGACAAATGAGCCAGTGGCATCTACATAGAAGCTGCCGTACTCACTGGTCGATATGGTCTGGCACGCGGCTAGCGCTGTTCGCGGTGTACCTGGATCTGCCTGAACCGTTGTCTGCCCGGCATCAATATCGCGCATCGATGATGGCCAAGAGATTGCATCGAGTAAGTTATTGATCCGAGCGCCTGATAATTGCCCTGCACTTGTACCTGACACCGTAGAAATCTGGGCATTTTGTGCAAGCCTAAAAGCATCTACAGCTGAAATAACGCAGTAGGAAACATTGTCATTTGACTCTTGCGGGGTCAGTGTTTGGTAACCAGTAATGAAACCGCTGAAAATAGGATAGGTAACGCCGTTGTGCGTGGCAGTAATCTGCAACTTACGCATCGGATCAAGTAGTCCTGCGTATGGCCCTGATAAATTTTGAGGATTAAAATCTCCATTTTGATCGACAATCCGCAGTGAGCATGTGCCTGTTTGGAATTGGTCAGCCTCAGCGTTGCGACCACGGCGGGTAGTTAAAGCATCGATGCGATCTGATACATCAACAATTACCGCGGCGCTATCGGCCAAAACATTTGTATCTAAAATACCTTGATCCAAAATCATGGATTGTGCAAAGGAAGGCCCGGTCGAAAAGTTAATGAACGCGTTTAGCGTAGGCACTGTCATTACAACGCCCCAGCAAATGTAGTGCTATCGCCGTATCGGTTAAGTTTCTGTAGCGCACGCTGCATGGCCTCAGTTAAGTAATCCTCTGTACCAACTGGGGTGTTGATCGTGATGTTATTAACCTGCGGTGAGCTGTAAGTAAATGATGGGTTAGATGGGCTGTAGTCGTAAATGCCCTGCGGGTTGCCTGCCTCTGGCATATTGCTTAGACCAGGTAGATCAGGCACACTACCTGCGCCATAGACAAATGAAGGAGCTGCAGGTGTGTAGTTGTAGTTGCCGCCTGGATTGCCGATCAATGCCAAGCCTGCTCCTGCTCGCGCAGCTTGCTCTGCTAGGTATCTAAGTGATTCAGCCGCAGTTAGTTCGGCCTTCATTTTGGCGGCATTAGCTGTGTCCAACTCTGCCATGCGCTTAGCAGCGCTGTTGGCATCCTCATCCATGATTGTAAGCAAGCTGCGGATGCGTGCCTTCTCAGCCTCATCTTTAGAGTTAGCCAGGGCTGTCTCTAGGTTAATCCGACCTACATCAAACTTCTTTTTAAGATCCTCTAACTCAGCCTGCTTCTTTTTAGCAGCTAACTCGGCAGCTGTAAGTTTCTGCTTTTCTTTCTCGGTTAAATTTTGCTTCTTGATCGTTGCAATTAACTTGGCACGCTCAGCCTGCTCGGTTGTAAAGTACATTGAAGTAGGCGAGTAAGGTTGATTTTTCAATCTTTGTTCTTTACCCAAACTAGCCAAGTAACCGCTGTTCATAAATGCACTAAAAGCATCTGTAAGGAAGCCACCTGTTTTGGTGGATTTAAACTTATCTAGCAAACTGGCTACGCCTAACAGAGCATCGGATGAGCTTTGAGCAAACTTTTCCATCTCGGCTGTTGCTTTACCTATACCATCTGAGTCACCTAATAGTGCGATACTGTCAAGGATGCCTTTGCCAATAATCTCTTTAACATTGGCTGATGAAACCGCTAGTGCATCCATCTGGCCTGCATAAGTCTTTGTTGCCGCTAGAGCCTGGCCTTTAAAGCGAGCAGTAAGTGCGGCCATGATTGCTTCCATGTCGCCGCTTGCTAATACTGCCTTATCCAAACCTGCGCCGAGCCGACTCAAAGCTGTGGTTTGCCCACTGTATGCTTTAGCTAACGCCATCGACACTTCTTGTACTGATTTTGATGTACCTTTTGAGACGTTAAGAGCAAGCTCTAATCCCTTTTGGCTTTCAGTTAGCGAGCCAGTTGCCTGCAATAAAGTTTGAAATGCCGGACGGAGTTCATCATCGAGAATTTTGTAAGTTTGTTGTAAACGGCTAATAAAACCTTCGGTTGCAATAGTCGCAAAACCGTTGCCTGTGTTTCGCAGCGCTACCTCTAAAGACTTGGCTGCCTTTTCATCGGCTGCAAACGCCTGCACTGCGGCCTTACCAAACTGAGCAATCTTTTTAACTGCAAAAGCGGCGGCAAAAGATTTAGCCAAAAGGTTTGTGGTTTTTTGGAATTGGGTCAGATCCTTTTGACCTTTTTTAAGAGCAGTACCGTTCCATTTGGCAACGGCCGAGACAACTAGATTTGGCATTAGGCCGCCAATCCAAAAGTCGTATTTGTATTAGTAGCGTTAAAAATAGCCACTGTTGTATTAATTGCAAGGTTAACCGCCTGCGCTGCTCTACCTTGATCCTCAGCCCATGCTCGATAGATCATGCGGCCTTGCATTGGTTGGCTAGAACCGACTAGAGGATAAGGATTGATGCGCTCCATAAACTGTTCGCCTGCTCTTGGATTTAAACTTTTGGTATTTCGATTGCCACTAGGCCCAGACTTACGGCCAGATGTTTCGTAGATTGATCCACCTGCAGAATTGTTAGCTACAAAATATGCTAGTTGAAAACGGCGCTTAAACTTTGCGCCCGCTATTTCACCGCTGTTATTTGCACCCTGTCTGTAAACGATGCCTGCTTGCACTTCGCTTTGATCGTACTTAGGAAAAGCCCGGTATTTTCTAGATTGTGGGCCAAAAGCATCTGCCTTAGTCCAGTTGCTAAGCATCTGAGAATTAGTGGGCGCGTAGCCTCTAGCCTTATCTCTAATCGGCAGCATCGCGCTTTTAATCTGTTTGTTCATTTGCTTGGCAAGATCAGGATCGACTTTGCGCATGGCTTTAAGTGTGCCTTGCACGCCTGTTATGTTTACTGGCACGCTCACGCTCCTTTGCTCGATCTCCTAATACCTGCAGTACTGCTTTAAACATGACCTCATCCATAGCCAGGACTTGATCGGGGCTAATCTTTAACTCGATGGCTAGAGATGCCACTAAGTAGGTAAATGAACCCCGATCTATCCTTTTGGGCTTTCATCCTCGATTACCTCAACCGAGATAAGCGAGTTTAAAAAATCATCCCCAAATGGCGGGATAACTTCAGTACGCATTAGCGCGTTATGAGCCAAGAAATATAAATCGCTATTTTTCTCATGCTCGCGCAGCTGCTTGTACAGGCCCTGACCACAGTATTTTTCAAACGCGACCTCAACCACCGGGGTGATACTTACAATAGTTTCCCCTGTAGCCCTTACGATCTTTAGTCGTGCCATTGTTTGCCCCTTAATTAGTTAGAACGGTGTCGATGCTGAATAAGCAACGGCTGATGTGCAGGTAAATGTCATTGATGAGCGTGCGAAGTCCTCAGGCCCAGATGTACCTACTGGTGTCAAATTATTTATTAAAATTGACATCGTGTAGGTAGGGTTGGCGGCACTAACCGCTGTTCCCTTAACAGGGATAACGATTGCTGTTACAGATGTGCCGTAAGCGGCTTGCAGTGTTGCCTGTACTTTTGCAGCTGCCCAATCGTTTAGGAAGTCCACTTGTAGCGTACTGGACTCCAAACCCTTTGAAAATTGATGAGCCGATGCTCCCATGCTTGTGGTCTCGACTTCGTCAAAGGTTTGTGTAAGCGTAATGCTTGTTACGTACTCGCTTAAATCAACGGTGGCAATTTTCAGGCCAACGTTATTATCTAGATAAATTGCCATCGATTATTCCTCATCTTTCTTAGTAGTTGTAGCC